AGAAGATTAAAGATGGAGAAGAAGAGGGTGTTCCACTTGACCCACTTAGGTTTGACGACCAAGACCTGACTGAAAGAGAACTTAGCTACGGACGCTCCGGCTTTGCACTACAGTTTATGTTGGATACTGCGTTATCTGATGCAGATAGATACCCGCTTAAACTTGAGGATCTAATTGTCATGGACATAGATAATGATAAGGCTCCAGAGAAGTTGGTGTGGGGAAGATCAAGAGACAAGATCATTGACATACCTAATGTAGGACTTCCGGGCGATTATTTCTACCCTCCTATGCAAATAGTGGGCGACTATATTAACTATACTGGTTCAGTCTTAGCCATTGACCCAAGTGGACGAGGTAAAGATGAGACTGCATTTGCTGTAGTTAAGATGCTGAATGGGATACTTTATGTCATAGACTTCGGTGGGATCACAGGAGGATACTCAAGTGAAACCTTACAAGCCTTGAGTGTGATAGCTAGAAAATACTTAGTTAACCAAGTGTTGATTGAGTCTAACTTTGGTGACGGGATGTTCATGGAACTCCTGAAGCCCACACTCACTAAGATTTACCCTTGTACAATAGAAGAAGTACGACACAATATCCAAAAAGAGAAGAGAATCATTGACACACTAGAGCCAGTAATGAATCAACACAGGTTAGTTGTTGACCAGAAAGCTCTTGAGAGAGACTATCAGTCCGTTCAGCATTATCCACCTGAGTCACAAAGTAAATACATGCTTGCACACCAGATGACAAGAGTGACAAAAGAGAAAGGTGCCTTAATTCATGACGATAGGTTGGATGTCTTGAGTATGGCTGTCAGTTATTGGGTAGAACAGATGGCTTCTGATGTTGACATAAAGATTCATGAGAGAAAAGATGACTTACTTGATAAAGAGTTGGAAAGATTCATGGAAAATGCTGTTAATCCTATGGGATACCCAAGTGAACCTAGGTATCCTACATGGTGTAACACCACCTTCTAACAAATATGGACATTCTTGGTACAAGTGAGTACACAATGTGTATACTTTAGGTTACTTTTGTGTGTGTAGGTTCCTATTTGTACCAATGTGTACTCACTTGTGCTAACATGTGAATATTTGGGTAAAAAATGGGAGACCTTTAGCGATACGTGCGTGCGGTAGTTTACCCCGGCGATACTTGGGTATACATATTTGAATATATAAATATTTAAATGGGTGCCCGCTTGTAAAGTTAGCGTAAACTAAGGTGGGCACGTGGTATATACTAAATCAAAAAGTTAGTATACACTAACAACACAGGTTAACACATGGAAACTTTGGTTGTTAGCATACACGTGCTACATGGGTTACCATTGTTGAACTTTGGTTGCATGTGTTGGCTCATCTATTTTTTTGGTCTCATTCAGTGAGACTAATCTAAGCTAAAGGATATACAGATATTTGAATATTCGGCTATTTATAAAGTGAAAAATAATGTCGATTTAATTTGACTTTTTGAATAGTTTTGATATAATGAGAGTAGGAAGTTAAATAAGACTAACCAACAAGGTAACAACATGAGTGAACACACAACATTATTAGACGAACTGGAAACAGTAGAGCTTGACAAAGCAGATCAGATCGCTTTGAAAGAGATTCTACATGCAACAAGTTGGAATGAGAACGAAAGCGAGCAATTTAGATACTTTATTCAGAATAATGAGTGAATAAGTCGATTTAATTTGACTTTTTGTTTTATTCTGATATAATGAGAGTAGGAAGTAAAGAAAGTTCTTAGAAACTTAAACAAAGGAAACACAATGGAAACCATCATTGTAGATGGTGTCCGAATGTGTGTCGCTAAACTTCCAGCAGGTGAAGGTAAGACTTCATCAGTATGGGATGTTAGTAAGACACGTGTAAGACCTTGCAATGATGTTAAGGTCTTAGTCGGACACTTGCAACGTAAAGAATCGTTAAGCTCTGTATCGTATGGTGTGGAGCCAATACCAAGACATAGTTAGACTAATTAAAGAGAAATAACTTAAGCTGGACACACTTTTCTAGGTTATGTAGGTCTGGTTCTTTGAAAAACCTAGTAATGTCAACTGGTAATGGAGTAATTGAAATGCGTTATATTTCAAACGTTACTGGTCTCTATGAACAACCTTTGCATAACCATAACTTGCACGTAGGACAATGGGTTCGTACTGGTAAGAGTGGTAAGCAGAATTACAAAGGTGTATTCATGGGTTCCATTCTGGGCAAGCCTGTATTCGTACAGGATTTTGGGGAGTCCAGACCCATTTTCATGCAAAGGATGCATGATACACGTGAATTGGTAAAATTGGCAAGCTCTCTATTTGAGAATGCCGTAATTGTTGACTAATCCTATAATGAAAGGATAGTATGTATGGAACGCACAATCCTTTAGTGCGTAAACATGCTCAACTGAATGCGAAGAACCTAGAGCAAGTGATTGCATTTGTATTCGCAAGTATCAGAGTACAGACTGCTATGTTACCACGTATGATGAAGGAATTCAGGAAGCGTGGTGTCAAATCGTCTTGGATTTGGGGTAACAAGAGAACAGGGATTAATTACGTGCGTAAGCATAGGCAAGACCTGTTTGATCGCATGACGAGCATTTTACGAGCTAAAAAGGCTACTTGTGCACACGACTTGATGATGTTGTTCTTAGAAGTTCCGGGTTTGGGGTTACCTAAAGCTGGATTCGTAGTGCAACTGGTGTCTGGTAAGAGTGGGTGTATGGATGTACACAACTTCAGGAAGTATTTACCTGAAGTAGATGCATCTAAGGGTACACCCAGCTGGTTACAGACTAGCGGTAACTCTGATAAGACTAAGAGGTTCAAGGCAGGTGTATATTTAGACCTTATTGAGTCAAATGGTGGCTCTGCAAAGTTTTGGAATAACTGGTGTGGTCACATAAGTATGTTGTATCCACATCATTTCCCAACTCCAGAAGATGTGTCTAAGTTACACATGTGTATCTGGTAAACCTAATTAGGATAACTTATGAGTGAACAAAAGAAAGGTGTTCACCGAAAGCTTGTGATTAGCTATTACAGTATCTCAAAGGATGAGTACATTCCTATTGAGGACATGGCTCATGAGCATTTGGTGAATGTAATCTACAAGTCGGTAGAACAAGGTGACCAGTACCTCGCCAACTTTAAGGTACGTGACATCAAGAGTCAGGCTTTTGATTATGCCACACTTGATATTGGTGTTAGTCCAAATTTCTTGGAGTCATGTGGTTCTTAATGTTACCCGATTTGCTGGTGTACCTCACTATATTTTGGGGTGGGGTAGTTACTGGTGTACTTGGGATTGTAGTTATAATGCTAGTGTATTGTGGTGGAGGTGGCACCATTAAGATACAGTACACAACTGACGAAGATAACGTTAAACCAGAGGACTACTAATGTCAATGTTTTATTGTAGTAGTTGTGATCATCTTGTGGACTCGGACTTAGTTCTGTTTACCTATGATGACACAACTATGGAGTGGACATGTGAGGACTGTCTGGAGGACAATCCTGACATAGACACAGAGAAGGTGTTGTACCAGTTTGATACAGGTCAACAAAGGACTACCTTTCATGGTGATGATGTAGACTATGGTGGGTATAGCCATAGATATGATGAACCATTTAGTGATAGAGGGGGAACTGATGAATAAAGAGAAGAACTTAATGAATAAAACCAGACCAGTAGAGAATCCATATGAGATATGGGTGTCTCCAGATGGTGAATGGGAGTGGAGAGTCCTCAAGAAGTGGCAGAAGCCATCAAAGGAGGCACACAATCCATTTGCTAGGTGGTTCTGTGCAGTTAAGTCACCAAACACCTATGGATCATGGGAGTATGGTGACACATATGCACGAGAGGTACAGAGTGTAGCTTGGAAAGTAGACACACCATTTTAATAGAGGATAATGAAAGAGAACAAACTAGGTAGGAAGTTTGCAAATACTTGGAGTCCACCTCCACGAATTAGGAGTAAAGGGAATCACAGGTTTTTTACGAGGATGGCAAACAAAGGTGTACGTAAGAACGCCAAACTA